ACTGAGCTACAAGCTGTTAATCAGATCCTGGCGTCAGTTGGTCAGGCTCCTGTAAACTCTTTAACGACTGAAGAAACTTTTGTATTAGAAAAGACAGATAGTTTTGTAGGTTCTATTAGTGGTACAACTCTTACCACTGCAGAAGCAAACATTCCTGTAGGAACGTACATCTCAGGTACGGGTGTTACTGCTAACACTTCTATTGCTACGGCAGGTGTTGCTCAAGGCACTGTTCCTGAAACCTACGAATATACTGTCAATATCTCTCAGACTGTGGCTAGTACTACTATGCTTAAGTCTGTTCTTTCTTACAAAGTTGAAACTCAAACCAACCCGGACGTTGCGATTGCGTACAATACGTTACTTGAGGTTTCACGGGAAGTACAATCAGAAGGTTGGTCTTTCAATAGAGAACGGAATTATACTGGCCTTCAACCAGGCACTGCTAATAAAATCCAAATCCCTAACAACGTTATCCAAGCAGATCTTAGCCAAGACTATGTGGCTAACTTGGGACGTAATGTGGTGAACCGTGGAGGCTATCTTTACGATACCATTAAGCATACGGATGTATGGGATACAACCGAAACTATTTATCTTGATATTTTGTGGGAATGGGATTACACCTATATCCCTCAACCCATTCAAGATTATATTGTAGCACGTGCTTCAGCTGTCTTCTGCAGTCGTACTGTGGGTGATCCTAATCAATACCAAATGCTACAACAACGTGAAGCGTACACAAGGGCTATGGCACTTGAGTATGAGTGTAATCAAAATGATCTTACCATCTTTGGTGATCCTCAAAACGGTAATTATTATCGTAGCTACGAACCATTTAACGCACTGATCCGATAATGCCCGCAGTAACTCAACTGACACCTAATTTTCTTGGTGGTGTCTCACGACAAAATGACGACAAAAAATTAGAAGGTCAGGTATCTGAGTGTATTAACGGGTATCCTGATCCTACCTACGGTCTTCTTAAAAGACCTGGCATGAAGTTTATTGATAAACTTAAAGATGCAGGTGGTACGCCGTTTGATCAAGCTAGTTTAAATGGTGCTGTTTGGTTTTATATTGACCGTGGAACAGCCGGGTCCTACGTGGGTGCTATTAAAGGTAGTAACATTTATGTTTGGACACAGGACGGTACTTGGTGTACAGTTACCAATACTGGTTCTAGCTACCTGACTGGTACATCTTTTAACGATTACCATTTCCGTAGCATCCAAGACATTACAGTTATCACTAACAAGTCTGTAACCACTGCTATGCAAGCAGCTGGGACGTTTGTTGCTAACTCAGTAGCTACCATTAAACTGCTCACACTGACTAGTGGTGATGAATATACTGTTACTATTCAAAATGTAGCTGATACAGTAACCGCTCAGTCTGCTACAACATTTGATGACATGTTGTTGTACACGGCTGGTGCTTCAGAAGATGTACCTGATCACCACCTTATTGATGGTATCAAGGATCTGATTGAAACCCAACAAGCTGCATCAAACGCTGACTTTACTGGTAGGTGGTATTTAGAAGGCTACAACAATAGCCTTGTTATTCGCAGAACTAATGAAGCTAATGGAGTCGTCACGGACTACAGCACTCCTGGTGGTACACCCCTAGCTTTTGAAATTGATGTTAGAGGTGGTATTAGTAACACAGCTATTGAAGTTTTTGAAGATCAAGTAACAGATGTCTCCAAACTTCCCTTGGAATCCTTTGGAGGTCACAACGTAAAAGTCCTTAATAGTGATAGTGCTGAGGATGATTATTATGTTGTGTTTGTTGCTTACGATACTACCACGAATAGGGGACGTGGTTTCTGGAAAGAGACTGTAGCACGTGATGTGTCTCCTGGTGTTGATGATGCTACCATGCCGCACGAACTTGTAAACACTGGTGCTACAACGTTTACCGTTGGTCCTATTACTTGGACTGGTAGGCTTGCTGGTGATGATGTAACTAATCCTCAACCTTCTTTTATTGGTTACCCTATCAATGCTACGTTCTTCTACAGCAACCGTTTTGGTATGTTGTCAGAAGACAATATCATCTTTGGTGTGGCTAATGACTCATACAACTTCTTTGCTAAATCAGCACTGACACAGATTGATTCAGATCCTATTGATTTGAACGTATCTAGTATTAAACCTGTTAAGTTGGTTGACGTTCTACCGTCTCCACAAGGTTTAACTATCTTTAGTCAGCGTCAACAATTCCAAGTATTTACTACTGATGGAAGCGTGTTGACTCCTACTACTTCTGTTGTTCGGGCTATTTCTAACTATGAAATGGATCCCAACATTTCACCTGTAGATGTAGGTACGTCTGCTATCTTTGTCAGTAAGGTTCCTGAGTATAGTAAGATCTTCTCTATTCAACTGCAAGATATTCAACAAAATCCAATTGTTGTTGACATCAGTAAAGCAGTTCTAGAATGGATTCCTGATACTATTGACAACCTAGTAGTTAGTCCACAGAACTCACTTATTATTCTTGTAGATAGAAGTACATCTTATTTGTACCTTTTCCGTTTCTATAACAACGGTGAAAAGAATTTGTTTGAAGCGTGGACGAAATGGCAATTGACGGGTACGATTCAAGCTGCTAATATCCTGAACGATGAAGTTGTTGTCGTTACTCAACACGAAGATGAATACACTCTTCAATCTATCACCCTTGATGAGATCCCTACTGGATCAGTTACCGCTACTGTTTCTAGTACTGATGGTAACTCTTGTCTAGACTTTGCTACTAGACCTGTGTCTCCTGGTGGTGGTGTTAGCGCAGTCGTTTATGATTCGTCTAGTGATGTAACTAAGATCTACGTTCCATACACTCCAATCGCAGCAAAAGAAGCAACCGTCTTGATTGCTAAACCATCTACGGATGCTGGCTATTCTGTTAAAGTTATACCTAAGATTGAGAGTGGTACTAACTATCATTACTTTGAAGCAAAGAAAGATCTAACTGATTTTGCTAATGGTATTGTAGTTGGTTATGGTTATGATTTTGAAGTCACCCTTCCTACGTTCTACTTCCGACGCACCGAGACCACTACTGATTTTACCGCTAACTTGACTGTTTCACGGGTCAAGATCTCAGCTGGTAGAACAGGTGCTCTTACCTTTAAAACACGCCTTGGTAGTTCTAAAGAGTGGGTTGAAGTAAAGGAAGTTACCACGATTAACGATTACCCTGCAACTGGTAATCCAGTTAAAGCATCTTATCTATTCATCGTACCTATCCATCAACGTAACACTAATTTTGAACTTAAAGTGACAAGTGATTTTCCATACCCTGTATCGTTGGTGTCGATGATGTGGGAGGGTAACTATTCACCTCAATTCTATAGGAGGGCTTAATTATGGCAGCAGCTATTTTTGCGGGTATCAGTGCAGTTGCCTCTATTGCTGGTGGTATCTTTGGCGCATCTAATGCAAGCAGTCAAAATGCTAAAGCAGAGGCTGCTCAGGACCAGCAGCAACAACTCCTAAACAAGCAAGCGCAGCTTCAAAACGATTACAACAAACGGAAGTTTGAAGCTGATAAAGAGAACTACCGTAAACAAGCTGAATACAACTTTCAGACTGCTGTAAAAAACTGGCAGTATGATATGACCATCCGCACCTTGCAAGAAAAGGTGGATGCTCAGAAGTACTTGATGAGTGTAGAGAACGCTCAGAAACAGTTGACTTTTAATGAAGTTGCTGCTCAACAATCTCAGTCTAGGGAACAGCTTGCTTTAAATGATGCTAGAGCTGAGTACAGTTTCCAAGCTCAAGACCAACTTGTAGCTCAACTTCAAGCTCAAGGTAAAGCACGTCTGGGACAAGCTGGCAGATCTATGCAAAAACGTGTTCAATCTAGTGAAGCACAGATTGGTAGAGATCTAGCTGTTATGTCAGCCAGTTTGACAGGTGAGATTAACGCTTCTCACCTCCGTATGTTTGACATTAACATGGGTAAATTTGTTGCAGATGCTAATGTTCAGGCAGCCATGATGCTGCGTCCTGAGCGTCTTCCTGACATTCCTACACCTACTAAACCGCCTGAGCCTACTTGGGTTGAACCGATGCAAATCATTCCTGGTATGGCTGCTCCTGCTCAACAACAGAGCGTTATGGCACCTATTCTTGGCGGTATCAGCAGTGCTGCTGGTAGCTTGGCTAGCATTGATTGGAGTAGTGGAGTTGGTACAGGTAAACAACCAGGAGCTGGTACACAACAAACTTATACACCATCTAACATAGGTGACGTGTATAAATCTTACGTTTGATAACTATGGCTAAATTTAAACGATCCGTACAAGCTATTGGTTTCCGTCCTGAGCAAGTATCTGAGCGTAACATCAGTCAGCTCCAAGCATATTCCGACAGGATTGCTAATGCGCTACGTGAGGAACGTGATGCTGTAATCTCTAATCGTAATCGGACAGCCGATGCGATGAAAGAAAATGCTCAGATTGAAGCCCAGCAATCTGCAACCAATCAGAAAATTCAACAACAAAATCTTCAAACTCAATTTGAAGAGCAGACTCTACTATCCCAAAAAGCTCTTAATGACTTTGAGGTAAAAAATGCTGCAAGTAATGCGTTCTTTTCAACAGTTGCTAATTTAAGCACTACTGCAGCTAAAAAGCTTAAAGAATACGAAAGAGCGCGTAACCAAAAACAATACGATAATGACCTAGCTGAGATGCTAATGCTTGGAGAAAATTCTCCTAAGTATAAAGCTATTGAAGCTATGCTTCTAGATGCTAATGCTGAAGAACTAAAAGCAAACACTGAACTAGCTCAAGCACAAGAGCGTGGTTTAGATCCAGCAGAAGCTGATAGGTATGCCAGAACGTTTGCAGAGCTGAGCCCAGGTAACCAAATGGGTTATCTGAAAATCCTGGCTAATAAATACAACTATTTTCTAACTGATCAAGCATCTGCAGACGATACGGGTTCCGCCCGTGATGGGCAGAAAGCAGCTGTATTTGCAGCTAACAAGCTCGATGAGTTTATGAAGATTCAGGGTGTCAAAGGCATTACCCCTGCATTACTTCAAAAAAGTGGTTTCTTGCCTACTGTTTTAGAGGTTAACCAAAGGTATCGTCAAACAGCTGATGCTGCTTATCGTGAAGATTACAAAGCAGATTTTTCTGATAATTTTAACGCAACACTTGCAAACCTAAGCCCTGCTGATGGTGTTAATTTTATTCAAACTAAATGGCCTGAACTGGTTCGTTTGTACGGAAAAACTGGTGCTTTAGATCAGCTTGAAGCACTAGCTAAAGTAGTCGATTCTGAAGGTAATCCTTTAGTACCTACTGCCAGTATTATGGGAGCCAAGATTGGTCCTAAGGGCGAAACCTTTGGGGAATATTGGGGTAAACGTAGAGAAGCAGTAGAAATAGCTTTGGCTCAAGGGGCTAATGCTATACACCGTTTGGACACTGCTACACAAGATAGGGAAGCTTATCAACTTGTTGATGGGGCTATCATCCCTTCTATTGAAGCATTGCTTGCTGACGCTCCTCCGTCTGAAGACCTTTCTATTCTTGAAACCGCTGAACGAGAAGTCCTGAAAAAAACAGGTGGGGTTCTTCCTAAAAACTGGACTAACTATAAAAGAACTATTCTTAGTGAGAATAAACAGGAAGCTCAAGCTAAAGCTAACCAAGCTATGGCTCTGTTAGGTACAGGTGAACCTGCTAACATCAATAAAGCACGTGAACTAATCTACAATATTTCAGACCCAACTCTGAGAAAAGAAGCGATCACGGCATACAACACTGTTACTAATCCTATTCAACTTTCTTCTGAGAATAAAAAAACTCTTGATAAATCTATTTCAGCAGTATCGAGAGAACTACTTGACCAGTCATTAGAAGGCGGAGCCAGTAACACTGCTCTTAGGTTAGCTGGTTACATCCGTACCGATGCGTACAAAATGTACAAAGAAGAGTTTGAAAAAACTAGGGATCAAGCTCTAGCTTTGGCTAATGTTCAAGCAAGACTGGAACAGGAGAAAGTTAAAGCTAAGTCTGGTGAACCGGGGGCAAAATTCAGAACATCTACAGGTAAATATAACCAAACTACTTTCCCTGGATTTGAAGCTGAAGATAAAATAACTCAAGGTCAACGTGATGCCAGGCTAACTAGTATTACCAATACTGTTGGTTCTATTGGAGTTAGTGCTTTACATTCTCCGGGATTGCTAAGTCAAAAAGAACTACGTTTAGCTTCTGAAGCTTCTGAGCAAAACGTTTCTCTTGATAAAATTGCTACTCCTGAAATGCTAGCAATTAAAAAGGCTTTACAAACTCAAGGTAAGACCGTAACTTTTGGGGAAATCTACAACGCTCAGATTGCTGCTCACAACGCAAACAATCCGGACAACCCTATCAGACCTGTTGGAATTAGTCCTATGTTACAAATCATGGATTATGCACACGGTCCTACCTTAGATGCGATCGCTAACAATGCAACCACTGCTAACGTAGCTAGAAGTATTGCTGAAAGTTCTCCTGGTGGTAAACTTTTGAGTCAGAACTTGAGAGTACCATTTACGTCAGGTAACACCGGAACTAGTACTGGTCCTCACGGTGATTTCCGGGTGAAAGATTTGGCTACTGGTCAGTTCATCGACCCTACCCCTTTTCTAAGGAGACTCACTGTTAACGGTAAACCGTTGACCGAACAATTTACTATGACAAGCCCGTTTGGTATGCGTACTCATCCAGTCCACGGAGGTCGGCGGATGCATAACGGTGTTGATTATGGGATGCCTGTTGGTACAAAAGTAGATGTCGATGGTGATTTCCTTGAGCGGGTTTATGAGATCGGAAGA